AAAGAAACGAGGATGCTTATGTAACTGTAAAAGGTGCAATTTTCAACTTCAGAAATTCATTATTACCAGTTGAATTCACAGTAAGACATAAAGATGGAATGAAATATTTCTTAGATTTAGAAGTATCTAATTCAGCTCCAATCTTCACAAAAGTTTGGGGAAAAATTGAATGTATGAATATTCCAGTTGAAATTAAAGAAGATTCTGCATTTGGTGAAGAATCAGTAAGAACTTATACAAGGAAAACAAAAGCATGGAACATCACAGGAACTGCAAAAGTACCTTATGATTTTGGAGATGAAAAAATATTAACTAGCGAAGAATTAACAAAAGCTATGCAAGATAGACAAACTTTATTAGCAGAAATTAAAACTCGTAGTGATGAATATAGAGCTCAAAAAGCAGCTTCAACTCCAGCACCTGCAACAACTGCAGCACCAGGTGGATTTAACTTCTAAGATAGAAAACTTAACTAACTAAAGGGCGGCATCCCGCCGTCCTTATTTTTAATAAGAAGGAGAGATAAAAATGGCAATAGATATTTTTAATATTCAACCTCACCAAGTTAGTTATAATTTAAAGGGATATTCAGTTTTCTTTTATGGAGATCCAAAGACCGGTAAGACTACAACTGCCGCTCATTTCCCTCATTCATTATTACTAGCTTTTGAAAAAGGTTATATGGCTATTCCTGGAATTATGGCTCAACCAATTAACAATTGGGCTGAATTCAAAAAGGTTTTACGCCAATTAAAAGAAGATAAAGCAAAAGAAATGTTTGAAACTATCATAATTGATACTGCGGACATCGCTTATGATTATGTAACAAAATATATATGTGATAATGCAAAACGTTCAGATGGAAGTTTTGGAGTAGATAGTATTAGTGATATTCCTTTTGGTAAGGGATATGGTCAAGTTGCACAAGAATTCGATGAAAGTTTAAGAAGCATCGTACAAATGGGATATGGTTTAGTATTAATCAGTCACGCAACTGATAAGACTTTTACTGATGAACAAGGACAAGAATATAATAAAATTGTTCCAACTCTTGACAAAAGAGCAACAAATATTGTTTCTCGTATGACAGATATTATTGGATACTCAAGAGTGGTAACAAATGATAAAGGAGAGCTTGAAACAAAATTATTTATGAGAGGCACTCCAAGATATATGGCTGGATCTAGATTTAAATATACTCCAGAATATATTGATTTTAGTTATGACAATCTTGTAAAAGCAATAGGTGAAGCTATTGACAAACAAGCTAGCGAAGATGGAAAAGAATTCTTTACAGAAGAAAAATCTAATGCATATCAAGATACTACTAAAGAACTTGATTTTGATGAACTTGTATCTACTTTCAATAACATTGTAAGTGGAATCATCGAATCTGCTGGTGAAGAAAAATTTGTTGCTGAATGGCAACCTAAAATTGTTCAAATCACAGATAAATATCTAGGACGCGGAAATAAAGTTAACCAATGCGATAGAAACCAAGTTGAAGCAATTAGTTTAATCGTATCAGATTTACAAGACCTAGTTAAATAAAAGAGATAAAAGGAGATGAAAAAGAGAAGATACATCATATGCAACTATCTTCTCTTTTTTGATTATTTTATTAAATTATGATATAATATTTATATAAGGAAAAGAAGGTGTTGAATATGGCAGCAACGCGTATGGTTAAATGTAAATATTGCGGAATTCAATTTAATAGAAATGCAGAACCTTTTGTCGAAGTAGGTGGACGTCGTTACGCCCATAAAGAATGTGCTGAAAAATATCAACAATCTATATCCCAAGAAGAACGAGATTATATGGAATTAGAAAAATACATTAAAAAACTTTTTAAGAAAAATGTTGTAAGTGCAAGAATTAAAAAGCAAATAAAAGATTTTAAACAAGAATATAAATATACTTATTCTGGGATGCAAAAAACATTATATTGGTGGTTTGAATTAAAACATAACTCAATAGAAAAAGCAAATGATGGAATAGGTATTGTACCTTTTGTTTATAATGATGCTTTAAACTATTTCTATAATCTATATTTGGCAGATATAGCTAATAAAGCAGCACCTGAAAAAATCAAAAAGCCAGAGGTTCAAGAAATTGAAATTGGATCTCCGAGAGTATATGTAGCGCCGCCAAAGTTATTTGATTTTGGTGAAGAAAGTGTTGGTGAGAAGAATGAGTAATAGTGTAAAATATGTAGATATATCCGCAATTATTCAGGTTATAGGAAGCGTTTATCAAAACCCAACGTTACTTGATAATGAAAACTATACTTTTAATACGGATGATTTTACCGAAGAATTTCATAAAATTCTATTCGGTTCAATATATAATTTATATAAACTTGGTGCAAAGAGTATCACAGTTAATGCTATTGAAGATTATTTAAAAGATAGACCTAAAAGTTTAGCTGTATATAAAACTCATAAAGGCGCTGAGTATTTAGAGAAAATATCTGAAAATGTTCAACTTTCTACTTTTGATTATTATTATAAAAGAATGAAAAAAATGACTTTATTAAGAATGTATCAAAAGATAGGAATGGATTTATCTTGGTTATATGATATAAACAATATATTAGATGCCAAGAAAAAACAAGCACAAGAGGATTGGTTAGACAGTACTTCTCTTGAAGAAATCGCAGATATAATTGATGATAAAATAACTGATATTAAAATGAAATATATAGATGATGCAGATGAAGACATGCAACCAGCTGGAGATAATATCATTGAATTAATTGAAAGTCTTCAAAAGCATCCTGAACTTGGTTATCCTATGTACGGGCCTCTTATGAACACTGTAACAAGAGGTGCAAGATTAAAAAAGTTCTATTTGTTTAGTGCGGCAACCGGTGTAGGAAAAACGAGGTTTATGGCAAGTCAGTTTGCATCTATAGGATGTAATGAACTATATGACAATGCGGTTGGGGCTTGGGTAGAAAATGGAACTAAGGAGCCCGTAATGTTTGTTACAACCGAACAAGAAATAGATGAAATCCAAACATTGTTATTAGCCTTTATAGCGGGGGTAAATGAAACCCATATTATTTATAACAACTATGAGGGTGATGAATACGAAAGAGTATTGCACGCTGCGGAAATCATCCAAAAGAGCCCGATATATATTAAAAAACTTCCAGACTTCTCATTGAAAGATATTGAAAATACAATTAAATATGGAATTAGAGAATGGGGAGTTCGTTATATATTTTTTGATTATCTCCATACAAGTATGAAAATATTAAGTGAAGTAACATCAAGAACCGGAATTAAAGGCTTAAGAGAAGATAATGTATTGTTTATGATTTCAATAAGATTAAAAGATTTATGTAATGAATATGGTGTATTTATAATGTCTGCAACACAATTAAATGCTGATTATGTTACAGCTCAACAATACGACCAAAACTTATTAAGAGGTGCTAAATCAATAGCAGATAAAATTGACTTAGGTGCTATTATGTTACAAACTTCGCAAGAAGATAAAGAAGCGCTTCGAGAAATCATTGCAAAAGGCGGCTTTGAAGAGCCTAATATAAAAATGTCTATATATAAAAATAGACGTGGACAATATAAAGATATTCTATTATGGTGCAAAGCAGATAGGGGTCAATGTAAATTTATCCCAATGTTTGCAACAGACTATCAATATAAAATGATAGAGATGACAGATTTAAAAATTAAAATTAATCCAAAAATAGAAAGCTCTGCTTTCTAGGAAGGAGTTAATGGTGTTTATGATAACAATACAAGAAAATGGAAAAACTTGCTCTATTGTAAATAGTAGAGAAAAATGGATAGAGATTAATGGTGTCAGATACCCATTTCCAAAAAGGATAAAAGGACATTCGGTTTCTCAAATTGATAATCATATTTTTGTTGATGGTTATGAATTTAAAGATGGCAAGTTTAAAAGAACTTTAAGAGCTCTATATCATTTGTTCTTCTAATTGAAAAAATCATTAAAAAATGATATAATATATATAAAGGAGAAAAGATGAAATGGAAAATATAAAAGAATGGTCAGAGAATATAAAAAATGAATTAACAATAGAACAAGTTTACGATTTATTAATGTCATATGGCGGCGATCCAATAATTAAAGGTGGCATGATTATTTCTCGAACAATATGTCACGGAGGACACAGCCATAAGTTATATTATTATGAAAATACAAAATTATTTAAGTGTTATACAGATTGTCTTGACTCTTTTGATATATATGAGCTAATTATAAAAATAAATAAATTAAATGGAATTGAAGTTTCATTATTTCAAGCAATATCCTATATTATTAATTTTTATGGATTAAGCATTGAGAGTCCATTTTCAGAAAATCATGAGGAAGAAATCCAAGATTGGAAAATTCTTAACAGATATGATAGAAATAACTCTCAAGAGAGAAAAGAAAAAATAATGGACTTTGTTTATTATGATAAAAGTATTTTAAAATATCTTCCTAGACCGCATATTATACCTTGGGAAAAAGAAGGTATTACTAGAGAAGTAATGATGCATAATGATATATGTTATGATCCGGTAATGTGCGGAATTGTAATTCCTCATTATAATATTGATGGGGAATTAATAGGAATAAGAGAAAGAACTTTAATAAAAGAAAATGAAGAAAATGGTAAATATAAACCAGCGATATTAAATTATAAAATGTATAATCACCCATTAGGTTTTAATTTATATAATTTAAACAATAGCAAACAACAAATAAAAAACTTAAAAAAAGTAATAGTATTTGAAGGAGAAAAAAGTTGTTTATTATATCAAAGTTATTTTGGAATAGATAATGATATAAGTGTAGCAGTATGCGGAAGTAGCTTAATCAATTATCAAGTCCAGTTATTAAAATCTTGTGGAGCAGAAGAAATCTGTATAGCATTCGATAAACAGTTCCAAGAACTCGGAGACGATGAGTGGAAGAGCTGGACAAAGAAATTAAAAGATATAAATAAAAAATATGGAGATGAGATACAAATAAGTTTCTTATTTGATAAATGGAACTTATTAGATTATAAAGATAGTCCCATTGATCGAGGACCAGAAATATTTATGGAATTATTTAATAGAAGGGTGGTATTGTAATGGATAGAGAAATCATTGAATACAGACAAAAGCATCCTAAATGTAAGTGGTGCAAGTATTACAAACATCATTATGATGAAGTAGGAATAGACATATATTGTTATGATACTTGTGAATTAAAAGACAAAATTATTTATTTTATAAATTTATTAAGGTTATGTAAATATTATCAGGTAGAGGAGGAAGAAGAAAAGAATGAAATTAAAACTACTAGGAGTAAATAATCCAAATTATAGTACATTAGAACAAGTTTTAGTAAATAGAAAAATTCCTTACAATGAAACTCATCATTATATGAATACTTCTGACGCCGATATTTCTGATCCAACCGCATTTGGAGATTGTATAGAGAAAGGTGCAAAGATGTTAGTATCCAATATTCAACAAGAGTCAAACACCCTAGTTATTTGTGATTGCGATTGCGATGGTTTTACAGCGGCTGCACTTTTAATAAATTATTTAAATGACTCATTTCCTAGTTTCGTACAAAATAATTTAAAATGGTATGTTCATGAAGGAAAACAACATGGGTTATCAGATTGTATGGATTATATAAATCAAAAAGATTTTAAATTTATTATTGTTCCAGATGCTGGTAGTAATGACTATGAATTGCACAAAGAACTTAAAGACCGTGGAATTGATATTCTAGTAATGGATCACCACGAAGCTGAGTATGTTAGTGAAGATGCTTGTGTTATCAACAATCAATTAAGTGATTACCCTAACAAAGAATTATCCGGGGTTGGAGTTACTTGACAATTTTGTAGATATTTAGATAGATTATTAGGAACATCATATGCCGATTATTATATAGATTTAGTGGCTCTTGGAAATACAGGAGATATGATGAGTTTAACATCAATAGAAACAAAACATTTAATAAATAAAGGTTTTTTACCTGAAAATATTCATAACCCATATATTTATGAAATGTGGCAAAAAAATAAATTCAAACTTGGAGAACATATAACTTCAATCGATGCAGCATTTTATATAGTTCCAATGATAAATGCAGTTCAAAGAAGTGGTAGCATTGAAGAAAAAGAATTATTATTCAAATCTATGTTGAAATCAGATGCTTTTAAAATGATACCTTCTAACAAAAGAGGACATAAACCAGGTGAAGAAGAAAGGTTAGTAGATCAAGCAGTTAGAATGTCTACAAATGTAAAAAATAGACAAACAAGAACGCAAGATGCGGGAATGGAATTATTAGAGAAAAAAATTGAAAAAGAAGGTCTATTAAAACATAAAGTTTTATTATTTACATTAAAAGATGGACAAGTAGACAGAAATATAGCTGGTTTAATCGCTAATAAACTTGCCGCAAAATATCAAAGACCTTGTTGTGTTATTACTGAGACTGACGATAATTATCAAGGAAGTGCAAGAGGATATGAAACATCAGGATTAACTAATTTTAAAGATATATGTGAAGCAAGTGGTGTAGAATGGGCTCAAGGTCATCAAAATGCATTTGGTGTCTGTATCGCCGCAGATAAATTAGAAAGTTTTATAGACAATACTGATAGGGCTCTTGCTAATATGAGTTCTGAACCAGTATATTATGTTGATTATATATATACAGGCGGAGATGTAAATCCACAAGATATATTAACTATTGGTGGATTAAAAGAGTTGTGGGGAAAAGATTTTAATGAAGCAATGGTAGCAATAAAAGATTTGAAAGTTAGTAAAGATATGGTTCAAGTATATAGAAAATCAAGTAATACATTAAAAATTACTTTGCCAAATAAAGTTAATATAATGAAGTTTAATGCTACTGATGAAGAATGTGAAATGTTAGAAAATCAAACTGGAGCTTATGTTCAAATGGATGTAGTAGGAACTTGTCATATAAACGAGTTCTTCGGAAATGTAACACCTCAGATTTTCATGGAAGAGTATGAGATTACAGGTTCTGGAAAATACTTATTCTAAAAGCATAAGCTTTTAGCTTTTTATTGATTTTAAATAATAATTATGATATAATATATATAGAAATAAAGAAAAAGGAGAAAAGAAATGATAAAAGATATTATTTTTAACTTTTTAGATTATATTGAAGAAAGATTTCACTTCACATCAAAAGATTTACAATTAGTAATGTGCTATGCAACTTATCTTGAATTTTATAGAGAAGTTGGATATGATTACCCCGCACAATTAGGATATGACAATGATAAAAATGTTGAAATTTATTATGGTATGGCGGTAAGAAAAGATGAGGAAGCCTTACCAGGTCTTATTTATATAGTAAAAGATAAAGTTGTATTAGGAGTTTTTAAAGTAATGTAAGGAGGCGTAAAAATGGAACTTAATGAAAAGCAAAGACAAGGTTTACAAATAGCAGTAGACCGCTATAATTCAGGGAAAAAATGTACTATTATTTCAGGGTATGCGGGTACTGGTAAATCTACATTAGTTAAGTTTATCATTTCCGCTCTACACGTTGAAGATAAAGATGTTGTTTATACTAGTTTCACAGGAAAAGCAACTCAAGTATTAGCAAAGAAAGGTAATACTAATACAAGAACTTTACATAAGCTATTGTTTATTAGTCACCCTAAACCAGATGGAACATATGTTAGAATTCCTGTAACAACTATCCCTTATAAAATAGTTGTAGTAGATGAAGTCTCTATGGTTCCAAAGTCATTGATGGAAAAATTAGCATCATACCCTAATATTTATATTTTATGTTTAGGCGATCCATTTCAATTACCACCAATAAATAAAAATGAAGATAATCATTTACTTGACCACGCTCATATATTTTTAGATGAGGTTATGCGTCAAGAGGAAGGCTCTGAAATAGTACAACTTTCTATGAAAATTAGAAATAGAGAGCCTATTGGTACTTATAAAGGAAAACAGGTTCAAATATTTTCAAGAGCAGAATTAAATACGGGTATGTTACAGTGGGCTGATCAAATATTAGTTGCCACTAATGATACTAGAAAAAAGATAAATGCTCAAATGAGAGATTTATTAGGTCACTCTGGAGATCCTGAAGACGGAGATAAAATTATTTGTTATAGAAATTATTGGGAAGATGAATGTCAGGGCGGCAGTGCCTTAGTAAATGGAACTATTGGGACAATAAAAGATAGTTATTCATCTTTTGAGATTATACCGGGAATGTTAAATAAACTTCATTATGGACAACCTAGAAGAATTGAAACATTAAATTGTGATTTTGTTGAAGAAGGCGGAGAAGTTTATTCTGATTTAATTATGGATAAAAATATGATATTAACGGGAGAAAAAACTTTAGATTGGAAAACTGAATACGCTATTAGTCAAAATAAATTATATAGACATTTATTACCATATGAATTTACTTATGGCTATGCTATCACAACCCATAGGGCTCAAGGTTCTGAGTGGGATAAAGTATTAGTTATTGAAGAAAAGTTTCCTTTTAATGAAGAAGAACACGCTAGATGGTTATACACAGCGGTAACTCGTGCATCTGAGAAGCTGGTACTCATCCGCGCAGACTAACTTGATTTTTATTAAAAAATATGATATAATATATATAAGAAAGGTGGAAATATTTATGAATAAAAGGTTTGAAGTTCATAGTCATACTCACTATTCGAATTTAAGATTATTAGATTGTATTAATAGACCTAAAGATTTAATTAACAGAGCTATTGAGTTAGGATTAGCTGGTATAGCAATAACTGACCATGAAGCTTTATGTGGTCATATAGAAATAAATATGTATCAACAGGAGTTATTAAAAGAACATCCTGATTTTAAAGTGGCTTTAGGAAATGAAATATATTTAACTGATACTCGTGATATGGGACAAAGATATTATCACTTTATCTTAATAGCAAAAAATAAAGAAGGACATAGAGCATTAAGAGAATTATCTTCAAGAGCCTGGATGAATAGTTATTGGGATAGAGGTATGGAAAGAGTTCCAACTTTAAAAAGTGATATAGAAGAAATTATGAAAAAGTATCCTGGAACTTTAATAGCAACAACAGCATGTTTAGGTGGAGAGTTAAGTGTTAATACTTTAAACTTAATAAATGCAGAAGCAACAGGAGATAAGAATGGTGCGGAAATAGCTCATAACAATATAGTTAATTTTATGTTATGGTGTAAAGAAATATTTAAAGATGATTTTTATGTAGAATGTGCGCCAGGTGCATCTAGAGATCAAATATTAGTAAATAAAAGATTAGTTTCTATTGCACAAGCATTTGGATTAAAAATGGTAATTGGTTCAGACGCCCATTATTTAAAGAAAGAAGATAGATATGTTCATAAAGCATATTTAAACTCAAAGGGTGGAGAAAGAGAAGTAGATGAATTCTATGAATTTGCATATCTTCAAACAAATGAAGAAATTATAGAAAATTTGAAAAAATCTGATTTCAGTGAAGATTATATAATGCAAATGTTTGATAATAGTTATGGTATTTTTGAAAAAATAGAAAACTTTAGTTTAGCACATAAACAAACAATTCCAAAGGTTAGTGTACCTGATTATCCAAAGAAAAGTTTTGATAAAGAACATTATCCTATATTAGCATCTATGTTTGAGTCAGATGATAAAGTAAATAGATATTGGGTTAATAAATGTGTGGATAAACTAGAAAAATTAGATTTATATAATGACACATATTTGAGTAGATTAGAAGAAGAGGCAGATATTAAGCAAACAATAAGTGAAAAACTTGAAACAAATATGTTTAGTTATCCAGTAACTCTAGAACATTATGTTAATTTGTTCTGGGAGTGCGGAAGTATGGTTGGAGCAGGACGTGGATCAAGTTGTTCAGGTTTAAACCATTATCTTTTAGGAATAACTCAATTGGATCCGATTAAATGGAATCTTCCATTCTGGAGATATTTGAATAAAGAAAGAGTTGAATTAGGAGATATAGATTTAGACTTATGTCCAAGTAAAAGACCAAGAATATTAAATGAAATTAAAAAAGAAAGAGGTCAATTCTTTAGACCTGATATAGATGAATTAAGTAGAGAAAATTTAGGTTGTACTTTAATAGCAACATTTGGAACTGAAGGAACTCGTTCAACAATTTTAACAGCTTGTAGAGGTTATCGTGCAGAAGGATTCCCAGATGGTATAGATGTTGATACAGCTCAATATTTATCATCATTAATTCCTAGTGAACGTGGATTTTTATGGTCATTAAGTGATGTTGTTAATGGTAACCCTGAAAAAGATAGAAAGCCAATAACTTTATTTATAAATGAAGTTAATCAATATCCTGGATTATTAGATATAATGATTGGTATTGAAGGATTAGTAAATAAAAGAAGTAGCCATGCTTCAGGAGTAATATTATTTGATGAAGATCCATATGAATTTGGTTCATTTATGAGAACTCCAAAAGGAGAAGTTATTACAGCATATGATTTACATATGTGTGAAGCAGCAGGTATGACAAAATATGACTTCTTAGTAACAGAAGTTCAAGATAAATTAACAGAAGCAATAAGATTATTGCAAGATTATGGAGAAGTTGAAAGTGATTTAACATTAAGAGAAATTTATGATAAATATTTTCACCCAAATGTTCTTCCTATTGAAGATCAAAATATATGGAAAGCTCTTCAAGAGAATAGTGTTTTAAATATCTTTCAATTTGATAGTGAAGTAGGTAGTCAAGCAGCAAAGAAAATTAAACCTAAATCAATGTTAGAAATGGCGGATGCAAATGGATTAATGAGACTTATGACTTCTGAAAAAGGTCAAGAATCTCCAATGGATAAATATATTAGATATAAAAATAATATTAACTTATGGTATCAAGAAATGGATAATTATGGATTAACAAAACAAGAGCAAGAATATCTTAAACCTTATTTTGAAAGTTCATATGGAGTTCCACCAAGTCAAGAGCAATTAATGAGAATGTTAATGGATGAACATTTATGTCATTTCTCACTTAAAGATGCAAATGCAGCTCGTAAAGTTGTAGGTAAAAAACAAATGAATAAAATCCCAGCGTTAAGACAACAAGTATTAGACCAGGCGGCAAGCCCTTGTTTAGGAAATTATATCTGGACATGTGGAGTTGGACCTCAAATGGGATATTCATTTAGTATCATTCACGCATTAGCATATTCATTCATAGGTTTTCAAACAATGTATATAGCAACAAGATGGAATCCAATATATTGGAACACAGCTTGTTTAATTGTTAATAGCGGAAGCCTTGAAGAAGAAAGTGATTTTGAAGAAGATGAAGATACAGGCGAAGTAGCAAAGAAAAAAGAAAAAACAACTGATTATGGAAAAATTGCAAAGGCACTTGGAGATATTATTAGTAAAGGAATTAAAGTAAGTTTAGTAGACATAAATAAATCAAGTTATAGTTTTGAACCAGATGCAGATAATAATGTAATATTATTTGGTATGAAAGCATTAAGTAATGTAGGAGGTCCGATAATAGATCAAATTATTGCGAACAGACCATATATTGGAATAGCAGACTTTATGGCAAGATGTCCATTAAATAAAAGTGCAATGTTTAGTTTAATTAAAGCTGGTGCGTTTGATAAAGTAGAAGAAAAATGGGCTAAAGAATTAGGGGTAGAACCAAGACAACTAGTTATGACATATTATATTTCAAAAGTTTGTGAAGCAAAGAAAAGAATAACATTACAAAACTTTAATGGTTTGATACAACATGATTTAATTCCTGAAGAATTAGATTTACAAAAAAGAGTATTTAACTTTACAAAATATTTAAAAGCAAATAAAAAAGTTGGTAAATACTTCGTATTTGATAATATATGTGAAGAATTTTATAGTAAATATTTTGATATGGATTTATTAGAAATTATAAATGGATTAACTTGTATAGAACAAACTAAATGGGAAAAAATTTATAAATCAACAATGGATAAAGCAAGAGATTGGATAAAAGAAAATCAAAATGAAATTTTAGAAAAATTTAATACAATATTATTTAAAGAAATGTGGGATAAATATGCAGGAAAAAGTATTAGTGCATATGAAATGGAATCTTTATGTTTCTATTATCATGAACATGAATTAAAAGATGTTAAAATGAATAAATATGGTATAGTAGATTTTAATGATTTACCATCAGAACCTGCAATAGATTATTTCTTTAAGAGAAACGGAAGAGATTTACCTATTTATAAAATAAGTAAAATTATTGGAACTGTTATTGGAAAGAATGATACACGTTCATCAATTACATTGTTAACAACAACAGGAGTAGTAAATGTAAAGTTTACAAAAGAATATTTTGCAATGTATAACCGCCAATTATCAGAGAAACAATCTGATGGGACTAAAAAAGTAGTTGAAAAGGGTTGGTTTACAAGAGGTGTTAAGTTATTAGTAGCTGGATATAGACGTGATGACACATTTGTGGCAAAAACTTATAAAAATAATGGTTTCCATCAAATATATAAAATTGTGAATGTAACTGATAATGGGGAATTAGAGTTAGTTCATGATAGACAAGGAATGAGCGACGATGAATAAAATAAAAGTTATCGCTCTTTTTGGAAAAAGTGCTAGCGGAAAGGACAGTATTCAAAAATGGATAATTAAGTCCTTTCCATCTGCAACACATAGTATTATAAGCTGTACAACTAGACCAAAAAGAGATTATGAAGAAGATAAAAAAGATTATTTCTTTTTAACAAATGAAGAGTTTACAAATAAAGTTTTAGATGGTTCAATGCTAGAAGCAACAGAGTTCAATAATTGGTTTTATGGGACTCCAATAGAAGCATTAGATAAAGATAAAATTAATGTTGGCGTTTTCAATCCTGCGGGAATTGATGCTCTTTTAGCTGACTCCCGCATAGAAGTTATTCCTCTTTATGTTTTAGCTCCTGATAAAATTAGACTATTAAGAAGTTTAAATCGTGAGGAGAATCCCGATTGTGCAGAAATCTGTAGAAGATATTTTACTGATACGGAAGACTTTGCGGATATTGAATGGGATTATATTCCTATATTCAACACTGGAACTACTTTTGAATTTGATTTAAATACATATGCAGACTACATATATAATTTCGATAAGATTTATGCCGATTTAGGCGCGGAAGATTAAGGTCTAAATAAATTAATTATCATATGCAAACTTTTAAATATAACTGAGGAAACGTTTGACATCCTTAAAATATTTTAAATAACTAGGAGGTAAAAATGAAACAAGTCAAAAAAAGAGATGGTCGAATCGTAGATTTCGATCCAAAGAAAATTGAGAGAGCTATTCTTGCAGCATTCATCGACGTTGATGGTGAAGCTTCAGATTATGCAAAAGAAAAAGCTGCGAACATAGCAAGTTATATTGAAGGGTATTATTTAGATGTAGATGAAATACCTGAAATCGAAGATATTCAAGATTTAGTTGAGAAAGGTCTAATGGCAACAAAAAGAAAAGATGTGGCTAAAAACTATATCTTATACAGAGAAGAAAGAACAAAAATTAGAAATAAAAATTCACAACTAATGAAAAATATCAAAGAAAAAGTAGAAGCATCTGACGTTCAAAACCAAAATGCTAATGTAGATGAATATTCATTTGGTGGTAGAATGGGAGAAGCTAGAAACGAATTAATGAAAGATTATGCTTTAAATTATATCGTTTCTCCAATGGCAAGAGAAAATCATTTGAACAATGAAATATATATTCATGATTTAGACTCTTATGCAGTAGGTATGCACAATTGTTTAACTATTCCTTTTGATAAATTATTAGCAGAAGGATTTAATACAAGACAAACTGATGTAAGACCTGCTCAATCAATTAATACTGCTTTTCAATTAGTTGCAGTATTATTCCAATTACAATCTTTACAACAATTTGGTGGAGTTAGTGCTAGTCATATAGATTGGACTATGGTTCCATATGTTCGTAAATCATTTAGAAAACATTTTAATGATGGTTTAAAATATATTGAAATGGCAGATTTACAATATGGAAAAGAATTTGATAACACTTCAATAGATGATATTGAATATAGAAAATTCCCTAAAGCATATGGATATGCAATGGATATGACTGAAAAAGAACTTATGCAAGCTGTTCAAGGAATGTATCATAACTTAAATACATTACAAAGTAGAAGCGGAAATCAATTACCTTTTACTTCAATTAACTATGGTACTTGTACTTTAAAAGAAGGTAGAATGGTAACAAAAGCATTATTAGAAGGTTCTATCGAAGGAGTTGGAAAGGTTAGAAAAACACCTATATTCCCTTGTGGTATATTCCAATGTATGAAAGGTGTAAATCGTAAACCAGGAGAACCTAATTATGATTTATTCCAATTAGCATTACGTTCAACAGCTCAAAGATTATACCCTAATTATGTAAATGTAGATTGGTCAGTAAATGTGGGATATGATCCTGAAGACCCTAAAACTTATGTTTCTACGATGGGATGCCGTACATATAATGGTGCAGACATTAACGCAGAGCCTGGAACAAATCCTCAAACTAAGGATGGCCGCGGAAACATTTGTCCTGTTACTATTGTTATGCCTACTCTTGCGATGGAAGCTAAGGAATATTATGAAAAGACATTAGCTCAAGCCGGTCCTGAAGATACTGTAAAATCTTTAGAAACTGATTTTATGGAATTATTGGATAAAAAAATTCATGAAGCAAGAGATATGTTAGTTGAAAGATATAATTGGATAATTAGCCAAGATCCAAGTTCAGCAAAATTTATGTATGAAAATGGTGTTATGTTAGGATATGACGGAAAAACAGTAGAAAGTGCTATGAAACATGGAACTTTGGTTATTGGACAAATTGGACTAGCTGAAACACTACAAATTTTAATTGGAAAAGACCATACAACAGAAGAAGGTATGGAATTAGCAAAAAGAATTGAACAATTATTTAAAGATAGATGCGCTCAATTCAAAAAAGAACTACACTTAAATATTGGTGTTTATTACACACCAGCCGAAAATATGTGTTATACTTCAATGAAGAAGTTTAAGAAAGCATATGGAGAGATACCTAACGTTTCCGATAGAAAATTCTTTACAAATAGTATCCATGTTCCTGTATGGAAAGAAATGAGCCCATTTGAAAAGATTGACATTGAATCTCAATTAACTGGGTATTCAAATGCAGGATGTATTACTTATGTAGAACTTGAGGGCGGAGTTAAAAATAACTTAGATGCTCTTGAAGAAATAGTAAATTATGCTATGGATAAAGATATTCCTTATTTCGCAATTAATGTACCAAATGATACTTGTTTAGATTGCGGGTATACTGATGAATTTAATGACAAATGTCCTATGTGCGGAAGTACTCATATACAACAATTACGTAGAGTTACAGGATATTTAACAGGAGATTATAAAACAGCCTTTAATCTAGGAAAACAACAAGAAACAGAAATGAGATTTAAACACTCTAAAGAATTAAAGGGTTGGAGGTAAAAATGATTAGGATTGCCGGTATTAATGAGAATGATTTCGTTAATGGGAAGGGCGTAAGCGTTAGCTTATTCCTTCAAGGCTGCCCTTTTCATTGTAAAGGTTGCCATAATCCAGAAACATGGAATCCAGATGGAGGAGAAATCTGGGACTGGAACGAATTAATTAATCATATCTTAGAATTAATTACCGCTAATGGTATACAAAGAAATCTGAGTATTTTAGGCGGTGAACCTTTAGATACTTATGATAAAAGAGACTTTATTAGGCTATTGATTAAAGTTGTAAAATCTCGTTTTCCAGATATTGTAATATGCATATGGACTGGTTATACATATGACCAATTAATAGAAAACGTAGATGCAGGAGAAATCTTAGCAAACATAGATTATTTAATTGAAGGTCCGTTCATATTAGAACAAAGAGATATTACTTTAAAATGGCGTGGAAGTCGAAATCAAAACATATTGAATTTAAAGGAAGGAGTAGTAGAGAATGATTAATTTTTTAAAAATATTTTTCCCTGGACTAATGGTAACAGGAGCTCTAGGAAGTTTAATATTAAATATTGTTATTAATAAACAAAATTGGCCCGTATCATTACAATGATTAGGGGCAACTTTTTTATACACAGCATTATTATTTAGAAACAAATAAGAGAGGAGGCTAAGTTGTTATAACTTAGCCTCTTTTTGCGTTTTAGGAGGGTTAATTTGAGAGCAGTTACAAAAGAAATGGTAAAAGAGTATGAATTAAAAAAACTTGGTTATGATTTTATGGGATACACATTTAAAAATGTTAATGAACTTAGTTTTCATCACCTTATTGTTCCTCGTAAGGATTGTAAAAGAAAAGGTTTAGGAGATGGGTATGTAAAATGAAATGGAGCAATATTAAATCAAGATACATCCCATAATTATTTGCATACCATTGAAAGAATTGATAGAGAAATTTTTTTAGAAATAACAAAAGAAATGGTTGAAGAAAATCTTAGGGGAGAAGTAAATATTGAAAACTTAAAAAGAATAAGAGAAATGTTATTATGATTTGAAGCCCACTATGACGATATGTATACAAGCCATGGAATAAAAGTCATAAAGCCAGAATATAAAGAAAAAAGACTTGTGTTAACTAGATAGACTTGGTCTATCTTTTTTCTTTTTATTGACAAATACTAAAAATAATGATATAATATATATATGAAAGGAATGAAAAGAAATGATAAGAAAAATATTACAATATCCACAAGATAAAGATATATTATTACAAAAAAGTGAAGAAGTAAAAAATATAGATGAAATAAAAAATTTAATACAAGATATGAAAGATACTTTAAATTCCGATCCATCAGGAGCTGGGATTTCCGCAGTTCAAATTGGAGAATTAAAAAGAGTGTGTGTTATAAAATATGATGGTAAAGAATATACTCTAATAAATCCTGTTATTACATGGAAAAGAAGTGGCGCTAATGGAATCAAACCTTTTAAAGAAGGTTGTTTAAGCGCACCTGGAGTATTTACTATTGTTAATAGACCTCAAAAAGTTATTTGTGAATATTTAGATGAGAACGGAGAAATACAAAAACTAGATCAAGGTGGCTGGTTAAGTGCAATTATACAACATGAATTAGATCATTTAGAAGGCTTCTGCGAAGTATTCAACGCAGTTGATGAACAAAATTAATAAAAGGAGGCTTATAATATATGGAACAGATGAAAATTAGGGGCATAGAAGTAACTTGTTATCCTGATAAAATAAAAATTGAGAAATCATATATTATAAATAATAAAGAAAAAATAGAATTGATACTAGAGTCTATTTTTGAAAGAACTGAAGAGTTTTTTGTTAATAGAAAAATGGAAACTTTTATTAAAGAGTGGAGGTATCATAACCGTTTATATAAAATGCACATTTTTAGAGAAAAAAATAAAAATTTAGTTTTAAAAAAAGAACAATCTAATTGGAGTAAATTTATGTGCGTAATATTAGGTTTTTAAGGAGAGATACAATGAGTGAAATTGGTATGGGAACATTATACGATTTAAACAAGATGGCTGTTGAAAAAGGTGAAGTAGCTCTTGTTGGCGAAATGTTAGAAGAAAAAAAAGAATTAATAATGGAGTTTCTAAAAGATACTAACGCAATTTATTATATGTTACTATCAAACGAAAGAAAAGATTATACTATCTTTAGAAATGAAATGAGAAATTTTGATGAAGAAAAATTAAAATTTGAAATAAGTGAATTAATGGAGTGTCTATTAAATAGAGGCTTAATTAAAGGAATAGATTTAACAAAAGATGAACAAGCAATAGAAATCTGGTTATCAATAGATGGAGAAGCATTTGTTTATTATTTCTTCCCATATGATAATGCAGTTATAGAAATTTAGTAAAGGAGGCGGAAACGCGTGAAAAAAATAATTATCCTTAACAAAATGTTTGTTGCTACAAAAACACTTGTTGCAATAGATGAAAATAAAGTTATTGAAGAAACAGCTGTAAGCCCTGCGAAATTAATTGAAACTGTCTTCAGTTTAGCAGACAAATATGATATTGAAACAGTTGAAATTAAGGGTTCTAAAATTTATTCTTCAGGATTAAAAAAAGACCTTACAAAAGCAATGGGTTCAAAATATAGTCGACAATTAAATATAAATATTATATAAGAAAGGAAATCAATATGAAATATTTAATAACAACAACAGAAGTGTATAGAGTAGATACAGAAGAACAAGTTAAACAAATTATTGAAGAAGCTAAAACTGATAATCATTTTGTTGTAACTAAATACACAAGTCAATATAAAGAAAGAAAACAAAAAGGTGAAGTCGTAGACTCATGGTGGAAACTTTCAATTACAAAACAATTTACTGATGAAAAAGAACCAGAATTTCAAACAGAAATTCAATATACCAATAGTTTGGAGAGTGCGTTTTAATGATGACAATAGATTCAATAGAAGTTAAAAAATTAAGAGAGGATGCTACACTACCAACACGCGGGAGTGCATATTCAGCAGGATATGATTTATATGCTGCAATTGACGAACCAATTACTATAGCTCCTCATACAACAGAAAAAATTGGAACTGGATTAGCTTTTGCCTTACCTGAAGAAACTTTTGCGGCAATTTTTGCTAGAAGTGGATTAGCTACAAAAGAAGGGCTAAGACCAGCTAATTGTGTCGGAGTATGTGATTCTGATTATAGAGGTGAATATATTGTAGCTTTACATAATGATAGTGAAGAAACTAGAACGGTTGAACCTCAAGAAAGAATTGCACAAATGATTTTAATGGCAACAAATCCTATGAATTTTATTGAAGTAGATGAGTTAAGTGAAACTGATCGCGGTGAAGGTGGCTTTGGGAGCACAGGACAATAATGAACTTTCTTGTTAATCATATGGCAATTATGACTGCAATGATGATGCAACATAATAATAGACGTCATAGAGAAGAAGAAGAGGAACGTCATAAAAAAAGACAAGAAGAATCCCAAAA